TCCAGAAACACAAAAGTGGAGTTATGTTGATTCTGCGAAAATAGTCAAAATTATTGTGAATGAAAGCGAAGGCAAAAAGCCAGAGCAGTACATTGTCCGTGACTTAAACATTAATTTTCAAAATTTAGTTGTCACACAGATTAACCCAAACACACAAAATCAACAACCCGGCGGTGCTGCCTATGTACAAGGTGGTAGTGGCGCAAGAGGTATGACTGGCGGATATCCACAACAAAGTGGTACTCGATTTAGTACAGCACAAAATGAAAGTGCTATTGATGCCAAACACGTTGTACATCTAAGTCTCAGCGAAGGTTTAGACAACAACTTTCCTTTTGGTCCAAGTTTATTAGAAAGTGTTTTTAAAGTCTACAAGCAAAAAGAATTGCTTGAAGATGCTATTATCATTTATCGCATACAACGTGCTCCAGAACGCCGTATTTTCTACATTGACGTGGGCAACATGCCAAGTCACTTAGCCATGAGTTTTGTTGAGCGTGTCAAAAACGAAATACATCAAAGACGTATTCCTAGTTCAACCGGTGGCGGCAGTGCCATTGACAGCAGTTACAACCCATTAAGCATCAACGAAGACTACTTCTTTCCGCAGACAGCAGAAGGTCGTGGATCAAAAGTAGACACACTGCCTGGTGGTACTAACTTAGGTGAAATCGACGATCTACGTTATTTTACCAACAAGTTAATGCGAGCATTGCGTATTCCAAGTTCATATCTGCCAACAGGTGCAGATGATAGCCAAGCACAGTATAACGATGGTCGCGTTGGCACAGCATATATTCAAGAACTACGCTTTAACAAGTACTGCGAACGATTACAGGGCGCAATGGTTGACACATTTAATACAGAATTCAAACTGTATTTGCACAACAAAGGTGTTAACATTGACTTTAGTTTATTTGATTTGCAGTTTCAAAGTCCGCAAAACTTTGCAAGTTATCGTCAAGCAGAACTAGATAATCAACGCATAGGTACATTTACACAGATGGCAGCATTGCCGTTTGTGTCAAAGCGTTTTGCGCTAAAACGATTCTTAGGTATGACTGATGAGGATCTTGCAGAAAACGAAAAAATGTGGAAAGAAGAAAACGGTGAAGGCAAACCCACAGCAGATGGCGCTGGAGAACTACGCGGTGCTGGAGTAAGCCCAACTAGTATTTCACAAGGTCTTGATGCAGCCACTGGCGAAGAAGCACCCGCAGACATGGAAGCACCCGCAGATGCAGCCGGAGACGCAGGCATTCCTGAACCTCCGCAAGCATAAATATTAATATGATTTTACGTGAACTATTTTATTTTAACCGCGACACTGCTGAACAAGAGCAGGATGATCGCTACATGAGTTATCGTGACACTGACATGATCGAAACTGATGACACACGTAAGATACGACTGTCTCTAGGACAGATCAACGAGTTGCGCAAAGCCAGCGATCAACACATTAAAGAAACACAAGCCGAGATGGATTTTATAGCCCGCATGTACGCGGCACCTCCAGCAGACGCAGTATAATTTCCTTATGAAACGTGCATTTGTATTGGGCAACGGTCAGAGTCGCCTTGCAATTAATAGTTCAAATTTAAAAAAATACGGCACAGTATATGCCTGTAATGCAATATACAGAGACTTTCTACCAGACCATTTGATAGCAGTTGATCCTAAAATGGTCATGGAACTTGTGCAAAACAATGTACAAAACACAGTGCCAGTGTACACAAATTTCAACAATAGATACAAAGAAATACCTAATTTAAATGTTTTTAAACCCAGTAAAGGTTGGAGTAGCGGTCCTACTGCACTATGGTTAGCCAGTACACACGGCTACGATGAAGTCTACATACTAGGTTTTGATTATCAAGGTCTAGAAGGAAACAAGAAAGTCAACAATGTTTATTCAGACACTCCTAACTACAAAAAGTCCAGCGACCCTGCAACCTTTTATGGCAACTGGTTGAGACAAACTGAGCAGGTTGTAAAGGAATTCGCAGGGGTCAAGTACTTTAGAGTAAACACTAAAGGAGCATTTGATCCTGGCATTTCTGCGCCAAATTTAACCAACATTGACTATAGTATATTTGTTAACCAGATAAATTATACAAATTGATAGATTTACACCGATATCTACCGGTTTTTTTACAGTAGTATTAAATACATCGACAGCCTTGCGGGCGGCTTCGCCCCACATTATACAGGAGAATACAATGACTGATCGCGCAAAATTTGAGCAAATGCTCGAGTCACTAATTAACGGTGACAAAAAACAAGCCGAGGATATCTTCCACGATCTAGTGGTAGCAAAATCTCGCGAAATTTATGAAAGCCTACTAGACGATGATGTCAAAGTAGATGAAAACGAAGTTGAAGAAGACGTCGAAGAAGATGTTGAAGAAGATGTCGAAGAAGGTTTTGATCTGGGCATCCAAGAAGTTGGTGCTGACGCAACTGACGACTTCATGGGCGACGTTGGAGCAGATGACGACATGGGTGGCGATGACATGGACGGAGACGACATGGGCAGCGACGAAATGGGCGGCGATGAGCCAGCAACTAAAGATGACGTACTAGACATCAAAGATGCACTAGACGAATTGAAAGCAGAATTTGAAGCAATGTTAGCCGGTGAAAACGGCGACGAAGAAGACATGGGCGACGAAGAAGGCGCTGATGACGAAGAAGACATGGGCGACGAAGAAGACATGGGCGATGAAGAGGAATCCGACGAAGAAGAAGGCGGAAATCCTTTTGCTAAAGAAAGCGTGCGTGAATATGTAGAAAAAGTTGCTCCAGCAAAAATGGGCGACAACGGTGCTAATACACGTAGTATTGTAGCCGGTAAGAATGATATGGGTGGTACAGTTGCTAATATCGCTAGAGGCGGTAAAGAAGCAGGAGTTGAAGCAAACAAAGGCCAGTTAAAGGGCAACGGTTTGCTAAAAGGTACTACAACTGATTTGAAGTCTGGTAATGTAAACACACCAGGTTCAAAAAATGCGACAAAACTAAGTAGCGTAGCGAACGGTCACGGCGCAGAGAAGAAAGGTGCTGGCGAGCAAGCAGCCAACACTAAAAGCATCGTAGGCAAGTAAAAGGATCTATTAAATGAGCCTTTATCTCCGCGAAAACCTCAGTTTCGATCAAGCCCAAATGGTTGTAGAATCTGATGGCATGGATGGAAAGAACCTTTATATGAAGGGAATTTTCATTCAGGGCGGTATCCGCAACCAAAATCAACGAGTGTATCCTGTGAGCGAAATCAGCAGGGCTGTCAAAACACTTAACGACCAAAAAGACGGTGGATACTCGATTCTTGGAGAAGTGGATCATCCCGACGATCTAAAAATTAACTTAGACCGCGTGAGCCATATGATCACAGAAATGTGGATGGATGGCCCAAACGGTTACGGTAAACTAAAGATTTTACCTACACCAATGGGAAACCTAGTTAAAACAATGCTGGAAAGCGGAGTTAAACTAGGTGTTTCCTCAAGAGGTTCCGGCAACGTTTCTGAAAACGGGTCGGGTGAAGTATCAGAATTTGAGATTATCACAGTAGATGTGGTAGCACAACCCAGCGCACCTGGTGCATATCCAACGCCCATTTATGAGCATTTGATGAATTCAAAAGGTGGCTACAATACAATCAAAATGGCACAGGAAATTCAAGGCGACGCAAAGGCACAAAAGTATTTGAAAGAAAGCCTATTAAAAATAATAGGTGGGCTCCAGTAACCAAGGGAGAAAATCATATGTTGGATGCGCTAAAATCATTATTCGAGAACAACGTGATTTCCGAGGAGATCAGGACAGACATCGAAGCGGCTTGGAATTCAAGAATCCAAGAGAACCGTGAACAAGTTACTCAAACATTACGCGAAGAGTTCGCACAGAAGTACGAACACGACAAGCAGGCAATGGTCGAAGCAATTGACCAAATGGTCACTGACCGTTTAACTGATGAAATTACAGAATTTACAGAAGACCGCGCACAA